TTAGTGGTGGTGTTGACAGCTTGGCTTTATTGTCATTGGCGAAGAAGCAAGGTCTTTGTCCTGTCTTGTTGCATATACAGTATGATCATCCAGCAGCAGATCAGGAGTTAAAAGCTGTTAGGGATTTGTATTCTCGATTTGCAGAAGTTAGCAACTTGTATTTGCATAAAGCTGCAATATATAGCAAGGAAATGTTTTTAGGTGTAGGAGTTAAGGGGTCGAGAGAAGTTACTGGCCGTAACTTATTGTTCTTAAGTATTGCGTATAATTTATCCCCCCAGTTTTTTGGTGATGAGCATTTTTATACTTGGATAGGAGTTAGTAAAGCTGATCAAGTAGATTATTTTGATTGCTCCTCCGACTTTATACATATTGCATCTTTGTTAACGCCAACTATGGGGTTGTATGCTCCATTGATTATGCGTAATAAGGTTGAGATAGTTAAGTTAATAGATGATTCTATTTTAAGTTTGGCTTGGTCTTGTTATGAGCCAATAAATGGGAAGCAGTGTGGAGAGTGTAATAGTTGTCAACAATATATTGGAGGATAGAATGCTACATTTTGTAGATACAGAGACTACTGGATTAGATTGTTTTACTCATGAGATCATAGAGATTGCGATAATCACAGAGCTGGGTGATGGACGTATTGAACGTTGGTGTACTAAGATTAAACCAGAGCGTATTGAGGATGCTCATCCGAAAGCCTTAAAGGTTAATGGGTATACAGATGCTGAGTGGGAGGATGCTCCTTTGTTGAGTGACGTGATTGGTATTATCCAGGAGAAGTTACGTAAGGGTATTATAGTGGGTCACAACATACCGTTTGATATAGGCTTTATTAAGGAGGCTTATAAGAAGTGTGGGTTAGATCCTAACGAGAAGAAGGTTGGTATAGCTCGTTATCAGATAGATACGATGACATTAGCACACGAGCATTTGCAGCCATTGGGTATGTGGTTCTTGGGCCTGGATGCAATACGTAAGTTTTTGGGTTGGTCTACAGATAATGCACATACAGCATTGGTGGATGCAGAAGATTGTCGTAAGCTGTACTGGAGTTTGCTAAGGAAGAACTGGTCCCAGTTATGAAATGGTACTGGTATTGGATGAGAGTAGATAAGGAGACACGTATGATGCCTCCCGGTTGTCGTCGTCAGTTTTCATCTAGGGAAGAGGCTGTTCAGTATGGAATGAAGCAGTTTGTTGGTAAGCCGTTTGAGATAGAAGAAGAGCAGCTTGATAAACATCGTACATTACGTACTGTTTATGTTAGTAGAGAAGCAGAGATAGTGGCCAATGAAGGCCAACATAAAATGTTTTAGGGATAAGATGACAAGACGAAAGGTAGTATTTGAAGGTGAACCCACCACTTTTGGTGAGTGGCTTTTACTTCAGCTCACAGTATTAGACAAAACCAGGAAAGAGTTAGCAAGAGAGACTTGTAACTCTGAGGATTCAGTTGGGGCCTGGTGTAGAGATATGCGTGAGCCTGGTATACGCAACTTTCTTTGGACGTGTACGGTACTTGCTCTTTGGCGCAAAGAAGAGAAGATGACAGTGGTCTGTGAGGCCAGTGAGTTTTTTCAGTAAAAGGGAGCTGGCTGCCCGACACTACCAACTCCCTTACAGTATTTACTGTATGTAGAAGTTAGCCAGAAAAGAAGAATAGGGCAACATTGCCCTATCCAACACTCACAGTCAATCATATTAAAATAACCAAGCGACATTGCTTAGTTACAATTAACCTATGCTGTATTCAGTGTGAAAGCAAAGAATGTTTTGTGCTTTCATATTTATTCAGGTGACTCTTGGTATTTCAATGTGGGGCTAAATCCCTTTGCTTTGTATTCATCATAAACCTTCTGGGCATCCGGACTTAATTTTAGTTCTTTATATTTTTCCCCGGCTGCTCTTTCTCTTCCAGCGTGTGGGCCGAGCTGCCCACCGACACTTTCCGCAAAGCTACTTGCTTGAGTATTCAGGGGTTTGGGTTTAATGTAGTCACCAAGACCAGGTATTAAGGTTAAGTTTCGAGCTGTTTCTTCTGCCAACGCTTTATTTTCTCCTGCTATTTTTAAAAGAACATCTTGCATATCTGATTTTCTTTTTAAAAGACTAATGTCCTCAGCAAGTATTTGTGCTTCTCCTTCTCTGACCTGCTTTGCGCCTTCGTAAAAATACTCATGGTCTGAATCCTCAGTGTTTCGATCTGCACTTGGCGGGGGTTGTTCTGAAGATGAAAGGATGTTTGCAGCAATCATTTTGGGAGACAGCAAATGTCCGTCATCGTCCTCAGCCATATGTTCAGGGATGGCCAGCATCAGTTCTAACATACCCTCTCCTTTATTCCCTTCAAGTACTTGGTAGGCTAATTTTTCTAAACTAGTTTCTTTTGGCATTATTAACTCCTGTTTACGGCACTGATTTTGCGCCTTTACATTTCCATTTTCTTCTTGATAACTCGTTAGGGGAATCCTTTTTGATCTTCTTAAACTTTGCTTTTAGCTTTTTCCGGATACCTAATGATCTAGCACAATACGCATCTCCTTTCTTTGTCCCAGCTCTGATCCGATCACCGCCGTCTTTTGCTTTTCCTTTTTGGCCAAAACTAACACATTTGTTGCCAACCTTTTTGACAAACCTCTTTCCCTCTGCTGGTGTACACGTTTTTTCAGCCATACTTACCTCTTCTTTCCTTTGTGCAACCCGTGCTTGGCATATTGTTTACCTTCAGAGGTTGCTTTTTTCTTTGTTCTTATTGCAGCAGCTAACTTTTTTCTTCCTGAAGCATTAGATTTTAAAGCCTTTATTGTCTTTGACGGCGCGTAAACCTCCCCGGTTTCAGCAGAAGGCTTACCACTGGGTGTTCGCCAGTCTTGTTTTGTCCATTTATCCAAAGACTTTTGTGGTTTTTTCTTAGCCATTAGCTTGTATATCCTCCACCCTTAGCCTTATAGTCCTTGGCAACTTTTTGTGCCTTGCGAGCTGACCATTGCCCAGGCTTCCCACCTTTAGATCCAGCTTTTATTTTAGCTACAAGGCGTTTTCTCATTGAGGGTTTTGTGTAATTACCAGCTTCATTAACTCTTGATTTTTCTTTAGGCATAGTATCTCCAATACTCACAATATAGGGAAAGATAATGCTTTTGTCAATGGTGCTTAGACCTCATTTTCTTTTCCCAGTCTTCTTCTATTCTTGCTGGCCAGGGAAGCTTATATCGAGTGGACCATACTCTAGCACAGTTGATTACTCTTTCTGTTTTATCGTTAAAGTCATAGGCAATGTCACTCCAGGCTTCACCATCTAGGAAAGCTTGGTAGTACATAAATCCTTTTGTGAGCGTAGGCACTGGCCAAGGAAGCTTATTCCTTTTGGCGTATCTATATGCACCACTACGTGCACCTTCAATGCTGTTGTATTCTAGTCGTTCAGCAATTGTAACCCATGTTACTCTAGTACGTTGTCTCATTAAATAGCTACGCACTCCTCTTGGTAATGATTCATCCATCCACGATGCCATATGCCCCCATTTATTGCCTGTGTATGGTATATTTGTATACTAATTCACAGATAATTCAACAGATTCATTCATAAGCTTGTTTAAAAGGTTAACTTTTTAATTCGACATAAACCAGGAGGCGCATATGTTGGTATTAATTTTTACCCTTTTAGGGTGTGGTGGATGTGTAATCAAAAACACAGACACTGGTGAACAGTCATCTAAAGAAGACACCGCAAAAGATACTGCATCTGATACAGCAGACAAGTAAAGTAAAGTCCCTCCCGTGTTCCCTCAGCACGATCTTGCAGCCCCTTAGCGGGGGTTGCTTTCTTTAAGGAGAAGTTGGTTCTATCCCTGTGTCAATAATCCATTCTAGTTTAGCTTCAGTCGATCCTCTTACCCAAACGTACCAAGCGTAGGCTACAAATCCCCCTTTCTTCTCACCTGTGTAGTTTGCTTTATACATTGACGGCCTTTTACCGCAGACGTAAACTCGATGGGGTATATGTTTCTTCCACAGCCCTCTTGCTCTTCCCTGGCTTTCGAGGAAGGACAGACGTAACAGCATTATTACTATTGGAGCTTGCGTTAGTGCGTGTGAGATAAACTCTTCAGCAAATGTGTACGGTGGATTTGTAATGATAGCATCCACCTTTTGCATATTGGCGTTGAGAAAATCTACACCTGACAATCCATAACCAAAGTTATACAAGTCGGTTGAGTGTACAGTGTACCCCTGAGTTGCCAGCTCTTTGGAAATGTTTCCACTTCCGCAAGCTGGCTCCCAAATAGTCATACTTGGATCAAGTACGTTTTGTACTGACAGAAAATCTTGTATTGTATCAGTAGGGGTAAAGTATGCGTCGTTTGGATCTCTATCTTTACTTCGCTGCATTTGGCTCTAACCTAGCAATAACATTCAATCCATTTTTGTTTACAAGGTCAATCAGTTTGTCTCTTTTAGCTTTGGCCATTGAAGATGGCTTCTTGAATCCCCGTGCAAACAGTGCGTCTTTAAGATCCTCGTACTTTATCTCTGAACTTAGTTTGGCGTGGAAAGCTGAACGCTCTTTATCTGTCCAGTTCTGGGGCATCTTATCCCATTTTTCTCTTGACATTTTTGGTTCTGGCATTGCTTGAACAGGTTGTTTTTTTACCGGCGTTCTATTGATACTTTTTTTTTGAGTTGGTTTGTTTGCATAGTTATTCTGGCGATTACCATCATCGTCTGGATCACCCACAACAAGATTTAACATTGCCACTGTGGCATATCTTTTAGCATACGTGATTGCAGAACCCCAAGCTTGACTGTCGTTGGTCTTCTTGATGAACATTGGGTACGTGCATTCTAGGAACCCTCCGCTCGTGTGGAAAATCTTGGTGGTTAAATAGTTACCATCGTGTGGTTCGTGCGTAATAAACAATCCATTCTTTGCTAGGAGAGGATTAATAATAATGTTGATGTCATCAATGTTAGCATATGGACCGTGGAAACTTTTGTTGTTCTTTGGGATCTCTGGGCATTCTGTATGAAAACCACAAAGTGCTTTTAGTAACTCATTGGTAATGTTTGTTTTTGGTTGTTCTATATATGGGGTGGTGGGTTCTATTGTTTCTTCTGACATTCTAACTCCTTTGGTAGTCTCTCTTACTGTAATACTTACAATATAGTATTGTCAACTATTTTGTTGTGATCGGACAAATAAAGGTTGACAGGGTGTAAGCATCACTGTAAGTATTAGTCAGGAGGTAACAATGAAAAATCCAACTACAGGAAAGATAACCCTTGGTCACTACTTGTTTACTGAGTGGAGTTGTGAGCGTGGCGCACAACAAGATAACCCCAGTAGACCTACGTCAGCTTGTCTTGATGCTATTCGGCGTGAGCTGAACAGAAGATGTGGAGATATACCAAGGTATAGATTTATCAAAACAATTCACGGCATGTGGTTTTGGCTTGATAGTACACCATCACCTTGCAAACCTAGAATAGCGTATCGAAGAGGAATCAAAAGAATCACCGCCGGGTACGTACCGATTGACAGTTGGGACGTTGTTTATGATCCGGATAAGCTATGAGAAAAAGAGTATGCGGTAAATCGTGGGTTTTGCTTGACACTATAATGATCCCTGGAGAGCCAATAGCAAAAGGTAGACCAAGGGTAACGTCTACACACACGTACACTCCGAAGAAGACGAAGGACGCACAAAGGCATATTGTGAAGCACATTAAAGAGAAGTGCGCTAACCGTAAGGATTGGCCATTTGAATATGCTAATCCTATATACTTAGAAATGTATTTTTATCACAAGCGACCGCAAAGACTTCTTCGAAAGAAGGACACTAGTTTGACAATACCAAAAGAAACAAAGCCAGACTTGGATAACCTGATCAAACTGATCAAGGATGCCCTTAATGATTCTGGCTACTGGGCTGATGACAAACACAACACTACCATATTGGCTGACAAAATGTACGTCGCCAAAGGCGAAGAACCAAGAACAGACATATTCATTTACATACAGGAGGACTAATGTGGATGCCACTACCAAAAGAATACATATCTACACGAGAGGATTATACACTTGCAGCAAAACGAAGTGAGGCTTGGGCTTGGCTTTGGGAGCAAAGAATACTCCTTAAGAAGAAGCCATCTCAGAGGGAGATTGCTAATACCCTTTGCTGGTCAAGACACGAAGTGAGGAAGCTACAAAAAGACTTTGAAGACTTTGCTGTAAAGTACTTCACCAAATGTTCACCAGAAGACAACCAAGAACCAACCAAAAAGCGACCATTTGGAAGCGATGTTATCGAGGGTATAAGAAAAAAGCGCACCAAAAAGTCACCAAAACCCGACCAAATCTCACCAAAAAACGACCAGTTGTCTCTTACAACACCGGTGGTTACGGCCACAGAGAAAGCTAGTAAAGGAACATTAAAAGAACAAGAACATCTTAATTTATTAATTGTCAAAACAGCAAAGGGAATAAAGAAGAAAGATATAACCAAAGACATTGTTGCTGTATACAATCATTGGCATCAATACAAACCTAGATCAACTACTTTACGCCAAGATCAACTCAAACTAATGAAGGGTGCTTTGTCTTTGCATACAGTGAGTGAGCTACAAAGAGTTTTTGATTACGCATTTACTGCATCTGATAAACATCCCCACGTTAGCTTTTGGAGAGAGAAGGGCTACCTAGACATCTCTAATCTACTTAGCGGAAAGAATGTCCACAGGAATGTTGACCTCGCCCTTGAGTGGCGTAACGGGAAAGAGAAGAACACAACTACCACAACCCCAGAACCTAACCAGCCTAAGAGAACAGGCTACCTAAGAAAGAGAGGATAATATGGCTACCCAAAATGAGATTGAAGCATCATTAAACATTTTACTGCAAAACTTCATGTCTGGACGTAACGCCGAATACAAAGAAAAAATAAAATCAGATTTGTATGAGCTATACGAAATGACTTTTCAGCACACCCCAGATTCATTTCTTTACGATGGGGTCTGTGAGTTTTGTAAGGTGAGCACGGATAACTATTACGGTAGTATTCCACCAGTGAATACAATCTATCAGTTTATTCAAAAGCATTATTCACAATCTGATGAAATGCACAAAGAGAAAGAGTTGGATGACTGTCCTGACTGTGAAAGGGGATTGCGGAAACTGTGTCTTCATTTACAAACTCCTGATGCTTTTGGTAACCAAATGGTCAGTGAACGTTTTTATGTGTTTGCTTGTGATGAATGTGAAGCTGGTAAAGAACAGTACAAGCAAGGTTTAAAGAATGAAAAACAAGTTGAAGAACAAATCAATAAACAAAAAAACATCGTTGCTTCTCATGTCAGTGACAGGTACTACGCGCACAAAGGTGAGCCTTTATTAGTGCCAGACGCTTTAATCAGTGACTGGAGAAGAGAGTGGATTGCGGATCAGAAGAAGAAAACAAATCGCCCCAACATTTACTTGTCTGCTTTAAAAAAGCTTGAACAGGGAATGATCGTTAGAGACAAGCTTAGAGCTGAACAAGGACTGGACCCGATATGAAACTTATGAATAAAAACAAAATAAAATCTTTAGTAAAAAGACTAGAAACACAAAAAACAAATACAATTATCCTTGAACCAAGAGAAGTATTTAATCAAGGGATTATTGGATATGATGAAAGCCAAAACAAATTAATTTATTCCTATCACGAGATTGTTATTGCATTGGCAATTTCTTACTTGAAAGAAGAACCTGGATCAAGCTTTAGTTATCAATATGAAGCTGCAGAAGACTGGGTGCAATACAACACTTTGGGTACGTTTGTAACAGGCTACCCTATAATCAGAATGGGAGAAGAGGATGCTAAGTAGAAAACGTAATAACTTTGGTAGATGGATAAATTTTAAGCTACATACAATGGAAAAAACAAAGTCCTGGCTAGAACGCAAAGCCAAACTCAGTGATGGTTGTATCCAAAGATGGACAAGTGGTTCAACGCCCCATATGGATAATTATTTTAAGGTATGCACAGCGATTGCAAAAGCTACAAATGTTCATGTTGTAGATATAGTCAAGGATACATTAGAGTATATGCCGTACTTGGTTAGTTATCAGATGGAACCTAAGAACTGTCCGACGTGTGGCCAGTCTCTTCATCTTCAGAAGAATCCTCAACCTCGTCAATGACATCATACTCAACATATTCTTTATAGTCTTCGTCTTTTGTTCCCCACTCATCGACATAAGAACCAGTCCCGTCAGACATTTTGTCGGTGACTACATTGTCGTTAATGTTTAACGGTACACCCACTATTCCTTCAATGGGAATTTCTCTGGTCCAAGCATCATTAATGATTCGACTGAACTGCGCTTTAAATAAAGATTCAATACTACCAACAAATTTCCAGTCAGTCATATAGCTACCTGACCACCAAGCCGGACAAAGTTTAGCAAGTAACTCAACACTACTTTGATAAATAGACATACAAGCTTGGCGATTAAACAATGGAAGTTTATGTTCGCAAAAAGCAGCTAGCTCTATAACATCACAAGCTGTGTCAGCATCTAATCCTAAAACTAAACTAAACAAAATACTGTGTTGAACAGTTGGTATGCGGGGGGATGCTAAATCAGCTTTGGTCCAATCAGGAGATACAGCTTTAGCAAAGTCACTCATTGATCTTTTGCGTCCACTTGCAGCACAATCCATTACCCTTTTAATTACCAGCTGGCGACAAATAAATCTGTATCGTTGATTAGCTTGGGCCAGTGGCTCCATTATGCTTTTTGGTGTAAGCCGATCTACTACCATCCTAGATATACTGTCAGACCATAGTATTATGCCAGGCTGCGACATTGAGTTTATGTACGGCACTTTATTACGTATACTGGCGTTGGCAAGTTTCCATATGCGCCCACCTCTACCCAAAAAAATCCACCGTTGATTTTGTACTACAAACAAATCGTGTTGTGTAAGTCCTATTTGTATTGGACCACATAAAAGTAATGGAAGATAATGTCTTCTGTTATCAAGAGATTTATGATACAACCCACAGCGCATACCCCAGTTACTCTGCTGTGCAGTGTTAACTATTCCTTCTGCGTATCTGCGGTATACAGAGATTTTATCTTCTTTCCAATTGGCATCATAGTCTTTTGCAATGGGCATTCATAGTCTCCAAAGCCGTGCATATCTTGTGGACTAAGCTCCTTATCCGATTTATCATATAGTATGACACGTAAAGAGTTTTGGTTTCGTTGGGGCTTAGTAATAGATTCTTTGGGTCTATCTTCTAAAGATTTGTCGGGCATATTGTGTTATCCAGTGTCGTCCTATCAGTATATTGTAAGCAATGGAAGTTTGCCCAATAAAAAAACTAGAAAGCAATGGTTAAACAAACTACAAATACCTATTGATATATTTGATGCTGACCTAGCAACTTTTGGAACATACCTGGAGAACAAATGTCAGAATACGCCCAACACGCCAAGAAATTACTTTCAGTCTGTACGAGACTTGAACGATGGTTTACCGGGGAAAAACTGTATGAAGCCGTGCAGTCCGAGAGCACTGATGGGAGCAAAGTATTCCGATGGAATTTTAGGTCAGGTAAGTTTGAATATATGGAAGAAGAATCAGACAGGTGGAAAAAAGTAGTACAAGCACATAACCCAGTTATTATGGCTGAGTTTATGACGGTCTTACCCCAACTGCACCAGCTTGCCAAAGATAGAAAAAATGTTGTAGCTGATACTTTATATGCTGCATCTGAAGCTGGAGAAGAATACCTTCAGCGTATATCAGGCTTTGTGATTGATGACCTTAGCGAACTGGAAACTGCGGATGATGAATAAAGTGCCAGTTGCATCAGTTACTTCCAATGCTGCTACTGCAAGATTTCTTTTTGTTACGTTTATTGAAAATCTTTTCATGTTGCTTTCGTCATTAAAGAACAAGCTTTCTTTACCGTTCCCAGTAAATAGTTGTATTTCATAAGTATATTTTGGATTTGCTGCTTTTGATCTTATTGGTTGCTTTACCGCAGGCTTTGTTACAGTGCTAGATGGCTTAGTAGTAGTGCTCGTTGTTTTTCTGGGCATTTGTTTTCTCCTAGTTAATATACTATGATGATAATAATGTAGGAGATTAGATATGGCAATAGATAATAGATTCTCAATCGAAACGTACACAGGACAAAGAAAGACTTTACAAGACTTATTAGTTCGTTTTTTAAATGAAGAGATTGATCACGAAACAGTTAAAGGTTGTACCACTCTTATTAGAGAAGCACGGATGGTTATCCAGGCTGAATCTGTAGAAAGCAAAACCAGAGTTAACCCAGCTATGAAAGTAAAAAAAGACCTTACACCCAATGGTCCTTTCCCAAGATTAATTAAGCCGCTATAATGATCAGTCCAGAACATCCCGACTTTTGGAACCCTGAAAACTTTTTACCAATGTTACAAATCCGTACAAAAAGTGCGGGTCTTCAGCATTTCCACTTGTGGGATCATCAGCGTATACTAGCAGCAGCAGTTATGAGAGCCTATGCTGAGAAGAAATGGTTGGTACATATAAAGCCTCGCCAAGAAGGAAGTTCTACTTTTTTTACCGGCATAGCTTATCAGCACGCAGCTTTTAGAACTGGTTGTCAAGTAGCGATTATAGGTAATAAAAAACGTACCGCAAAGTCTTTAGCTGAGATTGCAAATAGATTTCACAAAAGTTGCCCAAAACATATAAGACCTGTACGCCACGGAAAAATCCAACGTACATTAGAGTTCCCAGAGTTAGACAGTAAACTAGACGTAGCATCAGTACAAGATGACGAGCCTCTTCGTGGTGAGACAGTACAGGTTGTACTTGGTACTGAGCTGAGTAGTTGGCAGGAGAATGGTGGCGATGAGGTTTGGGCATCTGTTCTTAATGCTGTACCAGAAGATGGTGGGTTTTTTATGGCTGAAAGCACACCCAAACATCACGGTGATCAACTGCACATGTTGTGTATGGATTCAGAAAAACCAGATAGCAAATGGATGAAGGTGTTTATCCCCTGGACAATGGTACAAGAATACCGTAAGCCTGTTCCTCCAAATTGGAAACCCAGCAAGGTCATCCAAGAATACTGGGATGAATACCCAATGATTTTACCTGAACAAGCTTATTGGATGCAAGTGTCCGGTTTGCAAAAGTGTAATCGTAAAATAGAAAAGTTTAAACAAGAATACCCAATCAATGAATATGACTGTTGGGCTTTAACAGGCGATGCTGTTTATGATCAAACAGTAATACGGCAATGGTTACAAGAAATAGATGGAGGGACTGGTCTTACAATCCAAACAGATCCTTGGGTGCAGTTCCAACAGCCTATCGCTGGCGATCAATACATTATGTTCTGCGACCCTGCATCTAGTTGGTCAGAGCGTGACCATTATGGTGTTGTTGTTTTGAACATAACAAAGTGTGAACAAGCAGCTGAATACCTTGGGCATATGTCTGCATATCAAATGGCAGGTAAACTTGCTGAGTGGGGTCGAGCATATAATGACGCAATGATTTACGTAGAGGCTAATGGTGTTGGTGAATCTGTATTATCTCATTTGGTTGATAATCCAAACATACAGTATCGGCGTGTGTTTCATCGTAGCCCAAATAGACACGGGAGAAGTAAACGGAAGATACCTGGTTGGTGGAGTAGCGTTAAAACAAAACGAGAAGCAGAAGGGTATATGCAACAACTGATTGAAGATGAATCAGTTACCATTCATAGCAGTCGTTCTCTTCGTCAGTTATTAAACTATCGTGGTCAATGGGCGCAAAGAAGTAGAGATGCAAGTGGAGGTCACTACGATTTAGCAACTTCTTGGGCTGGGGCAGCTTGGGCGTACATGAATCATCGTGGTTCTAGCTGGCGGCAAAAAAGGAAAAATCCACAAATAGTAGCAGCAGAGGCTTTTCGCAGGTTACAATCAAGAATAGATGGCCTAAGCCAACAAGAAAAGAACAGCCCGTGGGGAAATCATCGATGAAGTCTGAAAATGCAAAGCTTCTAAAAAAAGCTAAAAAGATAATGGCTCATATTAACCATACTGAAGAGCACTATCGGAAAAACATTGCCTCTGATGATGCTCGTAATCTGGCTTATTGGAGAGGTAAGTTTTGGGGTGGAGATGGAAATAGTTCGTTTCCAGAACTGCGAGGATACAATGCAGAACAAAATGAAGTATTCCCAATATTAGATACTATTATTTCAGCTCTTGCTCTTGATTTGCCCCAATGTGAATGCTTAGACGCTCGTCAAAGATCACACGAAATCCCACAAAGATCAGAAGATCCTGCATTATCAGGACGTAGGATTGCATCAGTTTTAAACTGGATGGCAGAAGAAGACGACATGGATGAGATGGCTAGAGAATCTGTCCTTCACGCATTGCTGTTTAGCTCTGGTGCTATACGAAAGATCACTTGGAGTACAGAGCTGGGCCGTGTTATTTGGCGATTGAAGATGCCTTGGGAAGTGCAGTTTGATCCAGTAGCCAGAAGAATCTCAGATATATCGTGGGCATCTGAAAGATTTATACTACACGAAAGTACAGTAAGGTCTAGGATAGAAGAAGGCTATTATACGTTGTCGGAAAATAGAATGATCAAACCAGACACGTATCCACGATCTTTAATTTCTGATTATCAGAATGATGATAGTGAAAAGAAAGCACGAGATGAAGGCCTAAAAGAATACGTTGCTCTACATGAGTATTGGGATTTTCGTGAAGGCAAACTATACCACATACATATGGGAACCAAGCAGATTGTAATGGAAGCTGATGCTCCATACGGTAATCCATATGACCAGTTGTGTTTTCATCCAGGTGTTGGACGTATCAGAGGAATACCGGATGCTTCGTTGATAGCTCCTTTGCAACAAGACATCAATGAACTAGTATCAGCTCGGAAAGAGATTGTACGACGACTTCCTAGACGTATGTTCTACGACAAGGCGATGTTCCCTAGTGAAGAAGACGCAGCTAGGTTTATGAACTCAGCAACGTGGGAACCAGTTCCAGTTGAAACTGATGGACAGAGTTTAGTTGGGGATATGATCTTCGTTACTCCAGAGATGCCAACAACGTTTGATTTTAATAATCATCTTAACCAAGCATCCGGACACATTAAAAACATTGCTGGTATGGCAGACTTCCAGCGTGGTGAAGTTAAAAATATTAGAACAGCAGCAGAAGCTAATATGATTCAGATGAGCATCCAAGGAAGAATGCAAGTCAGAACACGTTTACTGATTAAGTTTATCAAGCGTGGCTTTGACAAGGGTTCTAACATTATGAGATGGGCTATAACCAATGAAGAAGCTTCTGGTGTAAGGATGAAAGAACTTACAAGTGTAACTCAAGTTGATGTAGAACCAGATGTTTTAAAGCGAGACTTTATTGACAATATGCCTAAGTTTAGAGTGCTACCATTTAGCCCCTTAATGGAAGACCGGGTAGTGCGTAGAGAACAGCTGGTACAACTTCTTGGTAGTTTTGCTAGTACACCTAGTGGAGATGAGGTAGACTGGAGAGAAGTAGCCAAAGAGCTTGTTGAAATGTTTAACATAAGACCTTCGATTATGAAAGAAGATCAAAAAGAAGAAGAACCAATACTAGAACAACTTCCCCCTGCGATGGGTGGAATACCATTCCCTGGAGTTTAAAATGAAATACGGACATAATTCTCATAACAATCCACATAAAAAATCTAAAAAAGAAGCTTTATCTATTATTCTACTTGATGGTCCAGATAGAGAAACTGATAGTGATAATTACAATATGTCTTCTGAAGATTATGCAATGAGTATGATGGATGAAGATGAGAAGAAAGAAATGGATTCTGATAAAGATGAAATGGATATGCCATCTGAAGAACTACCTGTTAACGACATTATGGACAAACTAGGCGATATGAATTTGTCTGAATCACAAATGTCAATAATAGAAAAGCATCTAATGATGGCAGACAAGGAAATGTATTAATGCCTTGTTACTACTACAAATGCACAACCTGTGAATACATTGATGAGTACATTGTTGATGTAGAAAAAAGAAGTGAGGTACAAATCTGTGATGAGTGTGGTGGTTTAGCAAATCATTATCCGTATTTTAAGTTCAGGCATATTGGTCCAGTATTTAGTGACGCTATGGATTTAGAAGAACAAATCCTTAGTCGCAAAGAACGTGAGCAAGGTGTTAGGATTAGAGATCATAGAGACTTAAAAAAGTGGGAACGAGACAATAAGTTAGTGCGTTGTAGTGACAAAGAGGTTTCCCAAGGAGAAGAATACTCCGAAGATATAATGTCAATGCAAAAACGATGTATTACAAAAGGTGGTAGACAGCACTACTACGATGAAATAGATAAAATGGATATACAAGAAACAACAGGTTGGTCTGATGGCCAATATAGTCGTTGGAAAACAATGACAGATAAAGCACAAAGTGAGGCACAAAGTGGCGACACCGAACTTGGATAATCTTTCGTTAGAAGAACTTGAAAAAATTATGACTTCTCAGCAAGATGAGCTAGCGAAACTTGATGCTGAACTAGCCTTTATTGAACAAATGGAAACAAAAATGAATGAAGAAAAAGAAATGAATGCTCCAGCAGCAGCTCCAGCAGCAGCTCCAGCAGCAGCTCCAGCAGCAGCTCCAGCAGCCCCAGTTATGCCAATGGATGAGTTTGGTATGGGAATGACACCTGAAAAGATCCAACAGGCTACAGCCAAGCTTGTTGAAGCCGGTATGTTTGATATGACTACTGGTGAAATGACACCTGACTTAGTTGCAGCTTTACAAAGTGTAGCAAACTTGCTGTCACCTGGCTTATACGATTTATCTCAACCCGACCAAATAGAGGAGTTTATCAATGGAATTAACGACGGAACAATCGCTCTCACCCCAGCAGCCCCAGCAGCCCCAGCAGCAGGAACCCCTGTTCCCGGAGCCGGACTTGCAGGAATCCCCGGAAGCGGAAGCCTTGCTCAACTCGGAGGAGCCATCCCTGGAACTCCCCCCCCAATCATCTGATGATGAACAACAAGACGTTGCGCCGGAAGTAGAGGACACTACAGAACCTCTTGTGAATGAAAGTATTGAGTTTATTTTTGATGATTTAGATTCAATAGATATGGATTCTATACCAGAAAGTGCTCGTAGCTATGTTGCCCCAATCCTTGATCATGTAAAGCATTTAACTGATGGTATAGAAGCTGAGAGAGCTTCTTATGAAGAAGTCAAAGAGCAGTTTCAAACTTTAATGGAAACGATTGATGAAGCAGCAAAAGGAAACATCGAACCTATTGTGCAAGAGTACCAAGCAGTCCAAGGTGCGTTCACACAGATGTCCACAGAAAATGTAGACCTTGCACACAGGTTATTTAATTTAGAGTATCCTAATTACGAACAACAAGAAGCACATGTTAAAAAAGCATTTGCTGATGCTCTTGTTCATCCTCAGTTTAACGATAGATTTGATGGAGAAAATCTTTATGACAAAATGGTTGATGCCTATAAACTTACCCTTTACAGGGGTGGTGTATCATCGTCACCAAGACCTCAAAAACAACAGGTTGTTTTGGAAACAACTCCTCCTGTTAAAACTCCTCCATCAAGAAATGTTGTTAAACAAACTCTGGTATCAGGGGGCCAACTTGCTCCTAATATGCCATCAATCAATCTTGAAGAGATGTCATTTGACGACATCCTTTCACGAGGGGAACACCTCCTCGATAACTAACACTTAACAAGGATAAGAAAATGGGTTTGCTAGAATTTGCAAATTTTACGGTAGCTGATGTTGTTAAGAAGAGTACACCTTCGTTTTATTCGAAAGATCCTCTTCTTGAATCTTTACGTACCCGTAATAAAGTTATACGCTCTGGAGGTACTAACGTTCGTGTACCTCGGATTAAAAGCGGTCATTCGGACATCACTGAAATTAATGGGACTTCACTAGAAATTCCATTGTCAAAGAAAGAAACTTTTGATTTTGCTTTTGGCGATTGGGCGCGAATGGTCAAGCCGATCATTCTTCCTCATATTGACAGAGATCGTATGCAAAGCAATGCTGATAAAAAGCGTTGGGTAAACGACACAACAGCAGCAGTTATGCAATCTTTTCACAATGCGGTAAGTCGTCAGATTTACGTTGGTGATGTTGCTCAACTTACTAGCCTTGGTACTCTTAATGGTGGTAAATCTGGGTTGTCTTCGAGTGGTTTTGAGCGGGGTGCATTAGAATGGACCTTGCCAGCAACGCAAAACACTAATGCAAATACGTATATGAATCTTGCACGTCGTCAGGACACAACCAACGATGAAGATAATTGGTATAATCAATTTAAAGAACACACCGGTTTTCCTTCAAGTTATCTTGATATAGCGGAAGAACTTAAGATTACTGCTGACAGTTATGCCGAAGATGGAGAAGGTATCTCTATTGGTGTTACTTCAATTACAAATCACGTTGCTATTGGCAAGGCTATTAGAAATGTTGGTGGCACTACTGGAACAGGTCTTATGTATCGTCCTGAAGATTTAGAATCAGGAAAAGCTCATAAGGTTGTACACGTTGCAGGTGGTATTAAATACTTCTCCAATCGTTTTATGACCAATGAGAAAATTACAGCAAGTGGTGGTGGATCTACAGCCGGTACTCCGAGTGGTAGCGAAGGTGGATATGTTTATCTTCTTAATCCAAATGGAATTCACTATTATGTAAATGCTAATAATGACTTCCGAGTTTCTAAATTCACCGATCATACAATGCACGGAAATATGGATGCTGATGTGGCTTATGTCTTCTTAGAAGTACAGCTGGCTGTTCACAATCTACTTATCCAAGCTTGTACTGCTGACTTAACATAATAGGAGTTTGAAATGAGTAATGTAATAAAAGCAAATCCTGAATACTCAGGAACAGATCAACCTGCTGTTATTGGTAAAATCTATGAACAACTGTTCACTGATTCTAGTGGTAATGAAATGG